CGGCGACAAGTACAACGAGAATATGTTGAAAGACTTAGAAACTCGTAAATATGAATTCGCAAAGGAATAGATCAATGCATATGATTGACGTAATGAACAAACTTAAAGAAATCGCTGAAAGCGGTTATGATAATGAAGACATCCAACGTGGCATCGACGCCGCAGCTACTCAAAAGTTTGACGAAGAGTCTGTTATGAAACGCGGCAAGCAAAAAAAGATGAAACGTGAAGATCAAAAGTTAGACAACGATGAGCAGGACGAAGAAGATATTCACCCTGAATGGGAAGCTGCTTTAGCTGCCGCTGCTAAGAAACGTGCTAATGATCCTACAGTTAAAGCCAATGACGCTGCTGAAAAGGCTTTTGGTGGTACTCCTCTTTATGATCCAGAAGGAAAACCGCAGTTTTCCTCAAACTGGAAACCAATACGTAAGCCAAAACCAAAAAATAGCGATGTAGCGGTAGATGCTGTTGAAGAAGTTCACGAGGAAGTTGAAGAAGACACCAGCCTAGCTGATATGCTTAGACTAGCAGGTCGCAGCGGTGTAATGGGTATGAATCAGAACAACCTACTCAGTGAGAGTGTATATCATGAACTTGATGAGGCTGATCTAGAAGAAGCACGTTATGAGACAGATGAAGTAAAGGCCATCATTGCCAAGCATCTGGGTACAGCTCGCCCACTAACAGATGCTGATATGGACAACAGTGAACTCCACCAGGACCTATACGATTACTTTGTCAGCAGTGGTGATATGCCCTATGGTACAGCAAAGGCACGTGATGACGATCCATACGAGTGGATCTTCAATAGACTGGATCAATTGGGTATGGTGGAATCTGTTACAGAGGCTGAAGAAGTTGAAGAAGAAGCCGTTGAAGAAGTTCACGAGGACGTTGAAGAAGACACCAGCCTAGCTGATATACTTAAACTAGCAGGTCGCAGCGGTGTAATGGGCATGAGTCAGGGTAGTGTTATTATTGCTGAAGGTACAGAGCTTGATGAAGCCATATTTTCTGAAAATATGCAATCTAACGCAAGAGACGAAGCATACCAGCTCGCAGAAGATGGACTGGTCAGTTGGAAGAACTTGGCAATCATGTGCTTGCTGTATATGAGCAACGACGATGTTGCTGATATGTTGGACAGTAACGAGCTCAGCAACCGCTTCGGAGATGACGAAGTCGATCGTCCTTATCGAAGACGAGACGAAGTTAAAGTTGATGAAGCCAGTTGCGGATCTAAAAGGAAACGCATGTCAGCACTTAGCGAACTAATGCGTCTAGCAGGTTATGAAAACTACCAGGAAAAGGTAGAAGAATACGCTAATGATCCACAAGAGGAATACATGGACACTGAAGACCAGCTTATTGGTCTAAGTGGCGGCATGAATGGTCCCAAGAAGATGTATCCAGCCGCAGCCGGTGGTGACAACCCCATGGACCAGGAACCCAGAGAAATTGAAGAAGCACCTGTAGCAATGAAAAATACTTCAGTACCAATGAAGAATACTGCTGTAGCAATGAAGAATACTTCAGTACCAATGAAGAATACTTCAGTACCAATGCAACCAGGTCAAAAACGTGGAGATGACGGCTGGAAACCAATTGGTGCAGGCGGAGATGACGGCTGGAAACCAATTGGCAGCACAAGCAAAGCTAATAACCAAGAACTAGACATTGCTCCCGGTGGAAACAACAAGCCTCAAACAAAAATCGGCGGCGCAAGCAAAGCTAATAACCAAGAACTAGACATTGGTGTAGATGAGCCAGGTAGTCCAAACAACCAAGAACTAGACATTGCCCCCGGTGGAAACAACAAGCCTCAAACAAAAGTTGTAGGTGAACCAGCTACAGGTCAAACAGCAAAAGTTCCTGTACTTAACAAGCCAAAAGCAAAAAATCCAAAAGCAAAAAATAGCGATTGGTCAAATATCTATAATGAAAGTTTTTTCAAGAAGTACGATGCTTTTGTACAAAGTCTGAAACAGGATAGCTAACGCTTACTACTGTTAGCATTCCACTAGCATATTAAGGTTTTACTTTGGATATTAGCCAAATTAAACAACGCTTAGAAAGCATTCAAAACAGTTGCCCTAGAACTAGGGCAACTGAATGCTTTTGCGAAAGTATTAGCAAGATACAAGAAGCAGAACAGGACATTATTGCTGTCTGCAATCTTGAACACTCAGACACAGTGACAGGAACCATTCTGTTTATGCAGCGTGGTGACAGTCCTACCTTAATAAAAGGAACAATTAGTGGATTACAACCTGGCAAGCATGGGTTTCACATACACGAGTATGGAGACCTGAGCAAGGGGTGCGAATCTGCTGGTGCTCACTACAATCCTGACGGTGTAGATCATGGAGATCTAGAGCAGGGCCATGTGGGGGACTTAGGCAATATTGAAGCAAACGATCAAGGAATCGCAAACTTTAGTATTGTTTCAAAACGTGTTGATCTTACAGGTGATCGTAGCATCGTGGGCAGAGCCGCAGTGGTTCATACTGATGAAGACGATCTAGGTCAAGGCGGAGATGAAGAAAGCCTCAAAACCGGTAATGCTGGGGATCGATTGGCATGCGGCGTAATAGTCCTTGTCAAAACAGATACCTAAGGAGATATAACTATGAAAATTGTAAATTGGATTAAAGATCGTCTACATGAACGTACAACATGGGACGGCGGTGTAGTAATTGGAATCAGCGTACTAGTTCTACTTGCAAGCCCAATTATTAAGTGGGTAGCTTATGCAGGGCTAGCCTATGGTGCTTGGACACTTATTACTAGAGAAGACTAAGCATACTAGTTTTAAATAGGAGGGAAATCTATTCCCTCCTATTTTTTATCTGTGTAAATATTATTATGAGAGACGAATATACAATTACATTCAGGAAGGTTATTCAAGAAACACTAGATGAAACCGGTTATACAATACCTGATGATATAGAATTGTATATAACAGAATTGTTGGCTTATTTTATTGATAAGTCGGATTTTTTGCCGCGAACATTTGCTGAAGAACTATATAAAATTGATAAAAGATCCGGTTTCACAGCAAAAGAATTAGGCGATACTTGTTTGTTTGTTACTGGTGTTTTCCCTAGTTATGGTAAAAAATATGGCTTAAATAAATCATATTATAAAAACATAGGCAAAGCTAGTTATGATCAAGCAAGCAAGATATTAAACTATAGTCTGTTTTCCTCTCTGTGCATGCATTATGACTTTCTAGAAAGTTTTATTACAAGAGTTACTTCTAAACCAATACCCATTATAAGGATAGGTTAATGTCTCGAAGTTTAGACGGTGTATTAATTAAAAAAGCCAACAGGCAAGAAAGTTACACACACAAGCAGATTCAGGAGTTTGCTGCTTGTGCAGATTCTGACACAGGACCAATGTATTTTCTAGAAAATTATTTCTACATACAACATCCCACTAAAGGAAAGTTACTGTATAATCCCTATGAATACCAGAGTAAACTATTAGATACCTATCATAATTTTAGATTTAATATAAACATGTTACCCAGACAGACTGGTAAAACTACAACTGCTGCTGGATATTTGCTCTGGCGTGCTATGTTTATACCTGATAGTATTATTCTTATTGCTGCTCACAAATATTCAGGCGCCCAGGAAATCATGCAGAGAATAAGATATGGTTATGAACTATGCCCTAATCATATCCGAGCAGGTGTCACAAGTTACAACAAGGGCAGCATAGAGTTTGACAATGGTAGCCGTATTATAGCACAAGCTACAACAGACAATACAGGCAGAGGTTTGAGTATCAGTTTATTATACTGTGACGAGTTTGCGTTTGTTAGACCCAGTATAGCAAAAGAATTCTGGACCAGCATTTCTCCAACACTGGCAACTGGTGGACAAGCAATTATAACAAGCACACCAAACAGTGACGAAGACCAGTTTGCTTTAATATGGAGAGACGCAAACAAGTGTTTTGATAATCATGGCAATGAAACAGATGTGGGCATAAACGGATTTAAAGCATATCGCAGTTATTGGTGGGAACATCCTGACAGAGATGATAAGTGGAAAGACGAGGAACTGGGTCGTATTGGAGAAGAACGTTTCCGCCGCGAACACGACTGCGAATTTATTATCAATGACGAGACTTTAATTGATAGTTTAGTTTTAACAAACATGCTGGGCTCTGATCCAATACACAAACAGGGCACAGTTCGCTGGTATAAGATGCCAGAACGTGGTTGTACGTATATTGTAGCCTTGGACCCAAGTTTAGGTACAGGCGGCGATCCAGCAGCAATACAAGTATTTGAAGCACCCAGTATGATACAAGTTGCTGAATGGTGTCATAACAAAAGTGCTATTCCCCAGCAGATTGACATACTATCAGGTATATGTAAGTTTATAGGCGAGCAAACTGGAGATGAAACCAGTGTGTATTACAGTGTAGAAAACAATACACTGGGCGAAGCAGCTCTTATTAGCATATACGAGCGTGGAGAAGAAAACATTACAGGAATATTTTTAAGTGAAAGTAAAGCACACGGCAACAGCAGACGGTTTAGAAAAGGTTTTAACACCACTCAGCGCAGTAAACTAACCTACTGTAGTAAACTTAAAACCATGGTAGAAACCAATAGACTTAAAGTAAAAAGCAAACTACTTGTTAGTGAGCTAAAAACATTTATAGCAAACGGCACCAGTTATGCTGCTAAGATAGGTGAAACAGACGATCTAGTAATGGCTACCCTACTGGCAGTAAGAATGGCTAGTGAAATTAAAAACTATTTGCCAGAACTTGACAGCCATATGAGAGACGGAAGCGAACAAGACATAAAACCTATGCCCTTTGTTATTGTTTAAAGTAATAAATACAGTATAATGGCAGACACAACATCAAAAGACTTATTTAATAAACTTCGAGGCAAGTTCAGCAATCTTACACTGGGTAGGGAAGATGGCCAACAAACACTCGTGCCTCAGGAAGCAGTATTTTTTGAATTTGACTATACAAACCAGGGACAAAAGCTGGGTAGTGTAGTCGTAAGTCTTGTAGATGAAGGTGCTCTTAAAGTCTATTTTAACAATGACATAGTTACAGAACAGGATGCTGATGCTACACAAGGGTTTTATGATTTCCTAACAGGTCTAAAACATTTTGCTACAGCCAACATGTTGAACTATGAAGCAAAAAATATCAGTAAATCCAGATTAGACAAAAAAGATTATCAGTATCTTGCCAATCAGAATAAGACAGAGGATGAACTTGCCATGGAGAGCAGATTATACGGAAGCAAGCAAAAAAGTTACCAGGATCTTAACGGTGCAAAACTTATTGTTCAACATAGTCACACAGTTGATGAAGAACGCCATGGCGCTCGCAGTAGAAACATTAAAGCAATATATATTGAGAACAGCGATGGCGAGCGTTATAAGTTTGAAAATAACTACCTGCCAGGCGCCAGAGCAATGGCCCGTCACGTAAGCAATGGTGGTTATCCCAGAGATGAACATGGTCAACACATTTCAGAAATCATGGCTGAAATGAGTGAGCTAAAAAACTTTGTACGTGGTGTAAAGCGTAATAATTATGTTAACGAAGATGCTCAAGAGATTATTGAAAAGGCAACTGGTAGATACTATGGACTTAAGAGCACACTAGAAAGTATTAGTCGGCAGCGTGGCTACGCTGATTATTTTGAAAACTTTGTTCCTGATGCTGTAGAAGTATCTGACGATGACATCAATGACATTAAATCTAAACTAACAAGATCAGTATTTGATGATACACTGGAAAGCAGTTTGTCTGCTGTAGGAAAAGCAATGAAACTTAACGAAAAGAAAAGCGGTGACTTTTATGACTGGGACGACTGGTCAAGAGCAGCCAAGAAAAATGGCGCTGAAATAAAAGGCGATATTAACCATGCTGTAGCAGTTGTAGACGGCCGTGAAATTGGCGAATGGAACCAGGACGAACAAGATCGCACTGGTGATAAGATTGCTAGTAGATTTAAGAAACCTGGTTATGGTGAACTTAACATGGGAGATGCTGACTTAGCTGACACAGCAGAGCGTGATTTTCAGGTACCAGATGAACTTAAACTTATTCCAGGCGAGATGCCTCAAGTTAAAGCTAGAGACGGCAAAGCAGTACTTCAAATGGCACTTGTAGATATTGCTAGCAGAGCAGTTGATGATGAGGTAAGTGTCTTTGCTGCTGACATGGCAGAAAAGATTGGCAGTCAAGGTGGCCCATTTGGACAACAGGACACACCAGAATTTAAAGAGCAAAAGAAAAAAGCAATACAGCTAGCAAAAATGTATCTAGCTCAGCATCAGAATGTAAGTGAAGCAGGAACAGGTGATGCTCCTATTAATAAGATGAGCAGAGAAGATCTTATTGATTACTTAAACATCAGTGCCAGTGAAGCAGAAGATATGAGCACCGAAGAATTACGTGATGCTGCTGAAGAAAAAACAGCAGACATGTCAGAGTCAGGTGACAAATACTTCAGTGCTTACGAAGACAGCATGTCAGAAATCATTGGAGAAAAGAAAAAAGTAGACCATGATGGTGACGGTGATAACGATTTTGACGACGTTATGATCGCTCGTATGGTAGCAAGTGGCATGGATAAAGACAAAGCTATTGCTAAAGTAAAAAGTAAAAAAGAAGAAGTTGATGAAGGTAAAATGTCAGATATCGACTCACATGTTGAAGAAATGATAGCTGACGGTGCAACAGATGAAGAAATCATGGCAATGCATCCAGGCATAGTTACACAGGAATATTTGGATCAAAAACGAGCAGACTCAGATGAAAAATATTATGATGACATGGAAGAAACAGTAGTAGAAGGCACTGACGATTTAGACTGGATTAAACGTATGTCAGGCATAGGGTCAAGTGCAAGAAGCAATCACGGGCTTAGAGAAGGCGAACCAGGCTATCAAATTAAACCAAGAAGTGTAGTTGCTAGAGAAATGCAAAAATTAAAAGACATTGAAAACAATTAATACACTACATTAACAAAAAACTAAGGAGGCTTTTATAGCCTCCTTTTTTTTTCAGAAAACTTAGATTATTTTTATTGACTAGATAAATACTAATGTCATATACTATAAGAGTTAATGTAGTGTATGTCCTAGGCATACAAAAGGCTAAACAATAGGCAAAAGGAGAATAGGCACTATGGCATCTTTAGCAGAAATCCGTGCAAAACTAAAAGCACAAGAGACACGTTCAGAACGTGTAGGCGGCGGCGACAACGCAATCTTCCCACATTGGAATATCCCAGAAGGCAGCACAGCGGTTGTGCGTTTTCTACCAGATGGTGATGAAACAAACACCTTCTTCTGGAAAGAACGACTAATGATACGACTACCCTTTAATGGTGTAAAGGGTGAAATGGACAGCAATCAGGTTGTTGTTCAGGTTCCCTGTGTTGAAATGTGGAACGATACTTGCCCAGTATTAAGTGAAGTACGAGGCTGGTTCAAGGACTCAAGTCTTGAAGACATGGGTCGCAAATACTGGAAAAAGCGTAGTTACATTTTCCAGGGATTTGTAACTGAAAATCCCATGGCAGAAGACAACGTACCTGAAAATCCAATTCGCAGGTTTGTTATTAGTCCCAGCATTTTTGGTATTATCAAGGATGCGCTCATGGATCCTGATATCCAGGAACTTCCCACTGACTATGATGTTGGACTTGATTTCCGCATCACAAAGACAACCAAGGGTCAGTACGCTGACTATAGCACTAGTAAGTGGGCTCGTAAGGAGACTGCACTAACAGAGGCACAGAAGGCAGCGATTGATTCCTTTGGCTTGCATAACCTAAACGACTTTCTACCCAAGCGTCCTAACGAGGTAGAACTAAACGCTATCAAGGAAATGTTTGAAGCAAGTGTTGATGGCGCGGCTTATGATGTTGAGCGTTTTGGACAATACTATCGTCCATATGGAGTTGATGCTCCAGCAAGTTCCTCTACAACGGCTGACACTCCTGCACCAGCAGCAACCCCAACTGTAACTGCTCCAGTAGCAGAAGCAGCACCAGAACCTGCTCCAGTAGCAGAAGCGCCAGCAGATTCAGGTGGCAAGAGTGCTGATGACATTCTTGCAATGATCCGAAGTCGTCAAAAGGCCTAATACATCTGGGGGGAGAGGATAAAACTTCTCCTCCCACTTATCTTTGCCTTATGATGGAGAATATATAGAATGAACTTCTTTCTTCAATTTAACAAATCAACTGATATATTGCCATTTGTTGCAAACAATAATAGTGATATTTTAGTTTATTATGTTAATGAACTTAATTTAAAAAATAAAAATGAGTTTGGGACAAAGAAAGTTTTTATAAATCCTGCTGATATTTGCGATCTTACCAATGAAATAAATGAATATTTTGAATATTATACAGATTGTAAATTTAACATATACAAAAATTATGAATATTTTGATCAGAATGTACTAAACAAGTTACATGCTGATTGGGCACACGCACAACATAATACAAAAGTAGATGTAAAGAACAAAGGACTCTTAGAATATTATTCAGATGATAATCTTTATCCTGCATGGAATGAGGTAGCTACAAAAATTAACAAAACGGATCATTATAATAGTTTAAATACTACCATACACCGCATTGAAACTCAGTTTAAGACAGTAAAATATGATGTAGGGCATTGGCTACGAATAGACAACCCATTTCCAAAAAATCGTTGTACAAATGACGTTTGTAATTTTAGATTATCGTTCAACCATCTTGGCAGGACGCTGTATAATAAATTTATTACTTTAGATGATAAATTAGAATTTAATGATGAGAATACCTACAACGAATTACTAGGATTTGTTGATGTTAGTCTTTCTCGCCCGCAGACTATACCACTTAGCAAAGAATACAGCAACTGGTGTAAAAAATTAAATAGACAGCCGTGCGGAGATTTTCTAAACATAGGAAATTTAGTAGACTATAAAAATAGACTGACAGAGTATAGACAAATAGTTTATAATAATAGAAATAACAGTTTTAAGATTAAAATAGAGGATTAACAATGGCTAAAGCATTTGACGTAAGTAAATTCCGCAAGGATATCACAAAGAGTATTGACGGACTTAGTATTGGATTCCATGATCCTACTGATTGGATCAGCACTGGTAGTTACGCACTTAACTATCTTATTAGTGGTGACTTTCACAAAGGTGTTCCCATGGGTAAAGTTACAGTATTTGCTGGAGAGTCAGGCGCCGGCAAGAGTTACTTTGCAAGTGGAAACATTGTAAAAAATGCACAAGAACAAGGAATCTTTGTAGTCTTGATTGACTCAGAGAACGCACTTGACGAAAGTTGGTTGCAGGCACTGGGCGTTGATACTGATGAGAGCAAACTACTTAAATTAAGCATGAGCATGATTGATGATGTTGCTAAAACAATCTCAACGTTTATGAAAGACTATCGCAGCATGGCAGAAGAAGATCGTCCAAAGGTTCTGTTTGTTATTGATAGCTTGGGCATGCTACTAACTCCAACAGATGTCGATCAGTTTGATAGAGGCGATATGAAAGGTGACATGGGTCGTAAGCCCAAGGCACTAACAGCATTAGTGCGTAACACCGTAAACATGATTGGTAGTTATAACGTGGGTATGGTATGTACCAACCACACATATGCTTCACAGGATATGTTTGATCCTGATGACAAGATCAGTGGGGGACAAGGCTTTATCTATGCTAGCAGTATTGTAGTAGCAATGCGTAAACTTAAACTCAAAGAAGATTTAGATGGCAACAAGACCAGTGAAGTTAATGGCATCCGTTCAGCATGTAAGGTTATGAAGACCAGATACGCAAAACCTTTTGAAGGCGTACAAGTAAAGATTCCTTATGAAACTGGTATGGATCCTTACAGTGGCCTAATGGATATGTTTGAAAAGCAAGGCCTACTCGTAAAACAAGGCAATAGGCTAAAGTATAATACTGCGGCTGGTGAAGAAATCCTAGAGTTCCGTAAAGGCTGGGATGGAGAAAAGTTAGAAGTTATCATGCATGATATATCACAAGGTTTGGTAAATAACTCCGTAGAAACTGCGTCTGAGGAAGATGCAGATATTGTAGAGGAAGAATAATAATGGAGGATGAACTCTTAATAGAGACCTGGATAATTTTAAGAGAGTACATCAAAGACAAACAGAATGCAGCAGATCACTGGATTGGTGAACTTATAGACTTAGGTGTCAGTGATGAAACACTGGAAGCACTTGCTGCTGAAGACAAATATCTAGCAAAGGCCGTTGCTTATAACGATAACGAAGAAGAAGACCATGATGATGAAGACTACTGAATCATCAGTTGACAAATCAACAAAAAACTATATAATATTAATATGACAAACTGGTATACAAAAGTTACGGATAATCTGGCCAACATACCAGATTTCATAACTTACTACGAGGCTGAGCTGGAATCAGCTAGGCGTGAAGTAGGTATACACGGCTTAGTAGAAAAGAGTATAAAAGAACTTCCTGCAATTACTGAAATTAGATTCAACCAATTGCAGGAAGTCGAAGCCGTTCTTAATTTTTTAAACATACAACTACGCAAAATACGCCGTAAACATTTTGTTAAATATCTTGAAAACTACCCACGAGCACTCACTAGCAGAGATGCAGAAAAGTATGTGGATGGTGAAGATGAAGTGGTGGACTTTGAATCACTTATAAATGAAGTTGCCCTGTTACGCAACAAATGGTTAGGCATCATGAAGGGATTGGATTCCAAGCAGTGGATGTCTGGACACATTGTAAAATTAAGGTGTGCTGGTATGGAAGATGTTCAAGTATAATGGACAAACATCAGAGAAGTATTGAACTACTTAAAAAAGTGGAGACCTTCTTGGAAGATTTTGAGCAAGAAAAATACACCATGCTCAAGGCAATGCAGGAAAAAGAAACAACAAAAGAGGGTTGGGCAATATACCGAGATTGTCAAAAGTTTTATACCAATGCTAGACGTGAGCTAAACAGTGCTCATAATATTTGTTTAGACGCTGTTAAGCGGCCTACCAGTGGAAAGATCAAAAATATAGAAGGGCATCTACAGTTATTTGATGAAACCTGGCAGTATGCCAGGCAGTACAGCATGATGGGATTATTAAGAAAATGATATTTAATAGTGAACAAGAAAGCCACGAGCACAGTCTTCAAACACTGGAACAACTCAATGAACACTATGAATTTAAAGTTAGTGTAAAAAATGTGCTGGATATTGGCTGTGGTAAAGATTTACTAGACCTCAAGTACTGGGCTAGCATGACTGATGAGTTTGATGAGGACAATCCAGGACGGCCACTTAATATTGATTGTGTTGGATTAGATAAAATTGACATTAGTGAGACTAGCGAAAAAAATATTAAATTAAGAAAACATGACTTTAATCTAGAACACGGCTTTGGTGAGTTTAAAGATAACTTTGATGTCGTCTGGTGTCATGATGTGATGCAGTTTAGTTGGAATCCGCTATGGTTTTTAAATAATGTTAATAGAGTAACAAATAATGGAGGTATGCTATATTTGTGCGTACCAAGTACTATCAATGTACTGTACAATCAATTTGAAAATTATACATATTCTGGGCAATTTAGTACTTTTACCATGACGCAGTTAATATACATGCTTGCTTTAAATGGCTATGATTGTAAAGACTATTATATTAAAAAAGAACCCTATGTTGATTTATTAGAAGTAATAACTTATAAAATAAGTGATCCGCTGGACTACAACACAAGTTGGTATGATCTATTAGAAAAAGATCTACTAACACCGAACATGAATGAAATAGTAAACAAGAAAGGTTATTTGACAAATCAAGGGTTAGTTACGATTTGGTTGGATGGTCAAGTATATGATTACAGATATGAAAATTAGAGTTTTTGTCTAATTCTGTGCCAGGGTATAGATATTTCATCTGCTTTGTATTCTATGTTACACATACGTATTAGCCAGTCTTCTCGATCATAGCAGATACGTTCTTTATAGGTGCTACTCATTTCCCAAGCAAGACTATGACAGGTAGTAATAGCAGGTATACCCTGTATAATACTGTTTACGCCTGCATTACTACTATGACTAACTGTTATGTAAGTTTCTTTTAGTTGATCTTCAAGATCAAAACTGTCATAGGTTTGCTGTACTTTTTTAGCAATATTCCATTCACAATTATGATCTTTGTACCATTGCTCGTCTTGTATTTGAAAATGCACACGTTCTCTATAGCGAGGATGCGCTCTTAGTACAATAGGTTTGTCGTAGTATTTGCGTAAGTCTGTTACAGTTTCGCGGAAGTATGTATCCATGTCCGGCATGTCCTCCCACTGTAAACTATGTGCATGCTGCCCGCATACTAAGATGTAGGGTTTGTCCTCTAACACCCACGGTGCTTGTTCTATACCTAAATGCTTGACCCTGTCAGGATTTACACCTACATCAAGTGCAAAGTCGGCGTCACGATTGATGCCATTAATACCTAACTTCCAAGTTTCGTTACGTATCAGTCCGCCAACTTCTATCACTACAACTGGTTTACCTTGTGCACGGTATTTGTCCCATACTTGTTTGTTGCCGCTCATTTTGCCAAACCAGAGCACACTCCAGATAAGTGCAGCGTCTGCATCAGCATTGCGGTCTCCTTCCACTAGTTCATCAGTGCTTTTTATTGCCGCCAACAACTGTGGGTATACCATCTCCTGATTGTTAGGTAAAAAATTTGGAAAGTGTGCTATTTTCATTATAGATCTCTATAAAATGGTTGTTGTGTTCTAATAACTTCCTGTTCGTGTTCGTTTACATATTCAGCATAACTGGTCATAACTGAACTCCAGTCTTCTGGTGCCTCAGTTACAGCTCTAAAAGGATACCCAAGTTCGGTTAGCAGTTTGCATGCTTCGGTGTACCTTCTTTCTCTTTCGTACATATTGAGTTCTGGATTTTCTATGTTTATCCATCCCATAGGGTTTCTACTATTATATTTGTCTGCATACATTATATTTGGATCCAAGTACAACGGAGTATCTGGAAATATCTGACAGGTGCTACCAACATTTACTTCGTATATAGTGCCGTTGTCACTGTACTTTTTCCAACGGCGGAATAAATCTAAACTCTCCTCGAAATCTTCTCTAGTTTCGTATGGATATCCTATTACCATAAGCATAATAAGTTTTATATTATTTTTGGACATTTGTTCAATAGTGTAGTCCATGTCGTCATTGCTAAACTTCTTCATCATGTGATTGCGTATGCGCTCGCTACCGCTTTCTATACCAATGTTAAAAAGATTTGCTCCTGCTAGACGACTGTTCTCCCATACATACTCTGGCATTGCTCTGCGTGGTCTACATATAAAATAGCCGCCCCAATTCAGCTTTCTATAATTTTCTCTGCTCTTATTCTCCGCACTCATTATGTCTGTAAATTCAGTATATGCTTTCATACTACCGTTTATTAGACTGTCTGTAAAATAAAAACTATTAATCTTGTGTTTAGAACTTTGGTATATCATCTCCTCTGCAATACTCTGGCCTGTTCTATATCTAAAACCAAATGCATTTCTGCCTTCTGTACAAAATGTACATTGTCTTACACAGCCTTTGCTGCCAGTAATAGGTATAGTTGTATGTCCAGCGTATTCATCAAATTCTATATCGTCATAATTAGGCAAAAACTTACTGTAATAGTTTATGTCTATCATAGTAGTATACTGGATGCTATTGATGTTGTCTGTCTTTTTTCCTTGTACTATTTCTAGTATTGCTGCTTCGCCATCTCCTGTAACATATGCGTGAATTAATTCCTGGGTGTATAAATCTTCCGCATATTGACTTTTACCTACTCTACCAGCACTGCCTACGCCTGATCCGCCTAGTATTATTTTAATGTCGGAATCTGCTAGTCGTTCACATATCATTTTAGCAGTCTTTTGACTTTCATAACTAAACAAACTAATACCTAAATATTCAGGATCAACTTGTTTAATGTGATCTACCCAGCGATCTACTTCTGCATTTATAAGTGCTAGTTCCTCTTCGGTGTATTCGTTCACGCAACTGACTAAAAAGTAGTCGCTTAGGTACTCCGCATTGCCACTATCCTTAAATGTCTTATAAAACTCTATGTTACAATCATATATTTCGCAACTGTAGCCATGCTCAACGAGCACACCTTTAAGTATGGGACACGCTGCTTGAACTTGGGTAAATGTAACTTTAGGAATTGTAAGTAATAATATATCCACGGTCATATATTTACTAAATAATAATATGCGTACATTATCAGTATTTAGTACCTGGCACCCCACTGGTTATAAGAAATACGGGGATCACTTTATACAGGGTTTCCTACAAAACTGGCCTAGTGAAGTAAAGTTAACAATTTATGCTGAAGACCATGAGCCAAACACATATAATGCAGATAACATAGAAGTATTGGACCAACGTAATACGTTACCTGATCTAAAAGCCTGGCAAGAGAGACACAAAGACAATCCACATGCTCACGGCTGGAACAAAGACAAAACAAAGAAAAGTTTCTTATGGGATGCAAGTCGCTTTGCAAATAAAACGTTTGCACTATGGCACTTTGCAAAACACACTGACGCAGATGTAATGATTTGGTGTGATGGCGATGTGCGTACACACACTCCAATGCCCATGGAATTTTTACAAGATATTGCTCCCAGTGAAGAACAACTTACTACACATCTAGGACGCAAGACCTGGCCTGAGTGTGGTTGGATGATGTTTAACAGACGCCATCCACAGTTTGCTGATTTTATGGAACAGTGGCGCTGGATATACGAAAGTGATGATATTTTTAATCACACTGAAAGTCATGACAGCTATATATTCGGTGAAATGGTACAAGACTTTGCAGACGCAGGACATAGAGACTTAGGTGGCCCAAGCATGGGTGGACATGTTTTTATTAATAGTATTCTTGGTAAGTATATGGATCATCTAAAAGGCTTTCGCAAGGAAGTTGGAAAAAGTTTAATTGGGGATGTTTATGCTAGAAACCAAGATCATTTCCAAACAAATGAATGGTGGCAGGATTTAAAGCATGTTACTAAACGAGATATACAAAAAGAGAAGTTAAAAAACCCGCATGAATATGATGCGGCACAACAAGTAAAATCGAAAGGATTAAAATAATGGGATGGAACCCTTTTAAAAAGAAAAGTTGGACAGATGTTGGCAATGTAATAGAAGACACAGCAACTGACGCTGCTAATACAGTTGCAGATACTGCAACAGACGCTGCTAATACAGTAGCTGACACAGTAACCGATGTCGCTAATGAGACTGCGGACTTTGTAACTGGATTAGTAAACGACACAACAAAGGCAGTAGAGCATACAGCTAATACCTGCGCAGCACAAGCAAATGAATATGCTAAACAAGGATTTGATGTTGCCAGTAACGAATGGAAGCAAGGCACACAAGCAGCCTGTAACGCAGTAAGCCATGGCGTTGAAGCAATTGAGTGGGCTGCAACAGAAGCATATGAATGGTTAGATGCCAATGCTTGTTACCTAGGATTAAACCTAGCTCTTACGACTGGTTGTGTAATGTACTTTACACCAAAGCCAGATCCAGCAGACCCAGGTACTGTTACAAGCACAGCCATCAGTACAACTTATCTTGGTTACATTGCCACACAAGGTGCGAATGCTGCAATGGCAACCGCAGTTGGTGGACTTATTACAGAAAGTATTTTCCTCATTCCAGGTGTTAAAGGAAACTGTAATAAGAAAATGTTAAATAATGTTATTGTTAACACTATTGCAACCTGTAATCCAGCAGTACTCAGTGTCAGTTTGGCTACACCAGCTGGTGTTGGTATCTTTGTTGGTAGTGTTATTAGTCCTATTGTAGCTCAGCTTGTCTGTGAGAAAATTGCTCCTAAAGGCTTTACTAACGCAGTATCCTAAATGGTAAATAGAAATATAGTAAATCAAGGAGGTATTAGATGCCAACAAGTATTCCATATGATAGTTCCCTAGTTTTGGGAAACTTAATCAGTAAAGAAAAAATTGTTGCTTTACAAGCAATCAGAGATAAACAACAGCCGGCAGACACTGCTCAAAATACTCTAAACGGTCTCATCCAGGGCAAGCGTAAAATGGATATGACACTTCAAGAGATGGTTAATATGAATGTTCCAGCAGAAGATTTGAGTACATTCAGAGAGCAAATACAAACACTGCAAAATAAAATTGCTGAAGCTGCAACAGAATACAGCAAAGCAGTCATTGCGATGTATGCAGATGGAGGTGGAGATACAGGATCAGATCCTCAGATAGCGGAAATGCCTGAAAGTCCCATTGACTGGAACAAGAGCGCTCTTAAACAAATGCCCTTGAGCAGTGATACTATGAGTACTGACGTGCAATATGTTAGGGCTGAAGAAGAAAACGACAGCAATGAAGCGCATGCCAGTGCAGTAGCAACAAATGCAAGTGCTACTATCGGCAGCATTTTTGGACCAGCATACACAGCATCAACTGCGGCAGCAATTAAAAATACCATGCTAAAGCAGTCAAGTAGCCATAATATTATAGGAACACTGGTTATTACAGCAGTTTGCACACACAAGGTTGCTGAAGTTTTTGCTCCGTTTGTTATGGATCCAGAAAAAGCAGTTTCCGCTTGGAACACTGTTTATACAGATGATTTTATTGATGTAACAGATGAAAAAAGTCTGGTAGATGCAATATATGCTGACAACAAAGCAGCGTCAAAATCAGATAAAGTATTGTCACTATTAAGCGGGCAAACTATGGGCAGCAGTTTTATTGGTATGGTTCATATTATACAAAATGAAAGTACTACTAGCAGTCAGGATAGCAAAGCAGTCAGTGCGGCTGTAGAAGCACAGTTAACCTGGGGCGGAATTTTTGCACATGGTACTGGCAAGTTTGGTGTAGACAGTGAGTTTAGTAACAACGTAAAGAACCTACTTAGTTCAAGTAATCTAACAAGTCATTGTAGTTTAATTACAATGGGTTTAATTCCAACACTTAAGAGTAACAACCTAAAAACAAGCATTAGTCAAATGCAACCTAGTGCTAAAGAAGTTATGGGTCAGTTGGCAGCTATACAAGGCGCAACTGATACCAGCGTAAATAGCTCCATGGGTGATGGTGGTAAATCTAAAGAAGGCCAACAGTTTATTGAACTTAATAATAGTTACATTAGTGGTGTAGTAAGCAACGTTGCTAAAGTAGATAACGACGCAAACAAAGTAATTGACACAAACTCATTAATGACAGCGTTTGATGACTATGTGCAGAAAGCATCAGCTGGAAGTTGTGGTGTTCCCATTAATTTCATGGTAAGAGATATTACCAAGAGTATGATTGCCAAAGCATGGCTAAAGAAATTTAGTCCATTGAATAACTGGCAGTTGACAAGTTCAGATGATAACAACACTGACAATGACAAAACTTAATGATAGCTAAGTTATGAACGGCAAAATAAGTGTATTGCAGAATGTGAAAACAGTTTTTAAGCATCCTTATCCTTATGTATGTGTGGAAGATGCACTGCCTGACCATATCTACAACGAGCTGGAAGACACTTTTCCAGAAGAACTTGTTACAGATACTCCAGCACATGATGGTGGTATCACTTATAGGTATAAAAGTAATCCAGCACTGGTAGAGGGAAAAATTCCAGCCATATGGCAAGAGTTTTTTGAATATCATACCAGTGCTGATTATTTTCATGAATGTGTTAGCTTGTTTGAACCATATATAGAGACACTGTATCCTGAATTAATAGAAGATTTATACAATAAATCAGTAACAGTTAGGGATGTTGATAACACTGGTCACTTTATTACAGACTGTCAGTTTGTAGTACACGAACCAGTTGATGAAACTGGGACTACACGGACACCACACATTGACAATCCAGTTGAAATATATGCTGGATTATTATACATGCGTAAACCCGGAGATGATAGTTATGGCGGAAACTTTACCATACACGAAGTAACCGGGGAAATCACAGAAGTAAACAAAACGCTGGGCCGGCAAGTTGATGATAGTCTACATAAGCCAATAAAGCAAATACCCTACAAACGCAATACCTTTTGTATGTTTCTAAATGTGAAGAATAGTGTTCACAGTGTTACACCCAGGATGCAGGCCAAGCATACTCGTAGAAGTATTAATATTATTGGCGAGTTTAACGGAACCGGACGCATGTGGAAGGTTCGGGAAATAAAAAGCTAGTGTACAGTTTTGGAACCATGGTTCAAAGTGAAAAATACAGTATTGGTAAAAGCAGCGGCGTGTTTATAAATGAAGATACTGTAACCAAGATCTTCAATATTAGAAGCAAAAGTATAAAACCAGTGAGAGGAAGTTACGAACTTTGCTGGCTAAGAGAGACAGAATGTTTAACAAGATTGTCTGGCCTTCCGCACTTTCCTCAACTGGTACGAACAGATCCAGATAAACTTGCTATTACAATGACTAACACTGGGGAAAGTTTATTTGACACCTGGCAGGAACATAATTTAACTTTATATATAAACCAAGCACATGCTATTGCTGACAGTTTAGAATCTGCTAATATACAATACTTTTATCCAGGAATGGATCCCAACAGTAAAAATAAACAGCATGCTAAATTTCCGCTAAGTAACTTTTGTATAGAAGATGGAGAACTTAGTCTTATAGATTTTGAACTTGCTAATCCAGTGGGTGGTGAAGCAGAAAAACAAATAAGCGATAGAATGAAATTTTTGTATAGTCATCATGATGTTGACGATTTTAGGCAGTGTCTGGTTAACTCACTAACTAATCCAAGACAGTGTTACGAATCAGAACTTATGGCAAAACTTATAGATAAAGACAAGTTTAGTGAAATTAAAGATAAAAATCCCAGAGAGGTATGGAAGTCAATGACAGCATTTACACAACCCAGCGAAAAAATTCTTAAAGAATGGAACAAGTATCAAAAACGCTATGGTATGAAAGATGCTGTAGATCGTGTAGAGCGTATGCAGTTAGCAGATGTTTGTAAGCCCGAACACAAACTGATAGACATTGGTTGTAACGATGGTTATATCACTATGCTAGTTGCTCCTATGGTTGCAAGCGCAACTGGAGTTGAGCCTCATGTAAAACTTCCTGATGATAAACCTGCTAATGTTACCTGGGTTAAGTCTACATTTAATGACTTTGTAAAAGAACATACCAAACAGTACAATGTACTTCTAAGCCTGGCAGTTAGTATTCAGTTGCGTGACTTTGGCGGATTAACTGAACAAGAGATTGTTGATCGTTACTACGACTTGCTAGAACCTGGTGGCATTGTAGTGCACGAAACACAAAAACTAGAAAACCGTCCAAATAATCAAACTCATACTGCAAACATGCTAGCAGCATTTGCTACAAAGTTTGAACAGTTAGCACACGGATCAGCACGACCCAGCGGACAGCGAGAATACTATCATTTTAGGAAAGTATAATGTCTGATCGCGATGAATACTTGGAAATGCAGCAACGTGTTTATAAACGTGGTGCAGAAAAATGGAAAAATGGCAAATATAATGCTATTGTAGGCAGTGTAGATTTGCATAATAAAAGTCCTATGTATGACAAATACCTATTCAAGGGATTAGATACAAGTAATCTAGTCGCACTTGAATATGGTTGCGGGCCTGCTAGGAACTTAATAAATTGGAATGACAGATTTTCTCGTATAGATGGAGTTGACTTTGAACCTGTAATAGAGGTCGCAAGAGAAAACTTAGTTAAGAACAATAAACCTATTCCCAATCTCTATGTTACGTCAGGCGATAGTATACCTTGCGAAGATGATATTTACGACGTTGTTTACAGCGTAATTTGTCTACAGCATATTTGTGTGCATGAAATAAGGTATAGTATATTTAAAGAAATATATCGTGTTTTAAAACCAGGTGGTTATTTTTGTGCTCAAATGGGAATGGGTAGGCAAGATGCAAGAGGACAAGAGTTTTATAGGGAAGGACAACTAACAAAATACTTGGGCAACAACTATAATGCACAATTTTCAAATGGTAGTGCTGATTGTAGTGTAGAAGATGAAGATTTACTCAAAAAGGATTTAGAAAGTATAGGTTTTGTTGATTACGTAAGTGACATAACAATACCTGTTACAAAGGAAGAAAAAATTGACTATACAACTTTTATTAAACACGATAATTGGATATGGTTCAAGGTAAAAAAATAATGGCATTCAATAACATCATGCAATTGGCTACTGCTAATATTACCAAACACCTACAGCCTAACCCTAGTGTAGTAGAATGGGGTAATCAACGTTTTCGTTATACAGAAAGTTGGACAGACAAATGTAGTCAACTAGCAGGTAAAACAATACGCAAGCCAGTCAACTATGTTTGGGAATATTTTGAGGATCTGGGATATAGTGATTACTTAGCCATAGACATTAATACAGAGTTGCGTAGTGTGGCCATGGACCTTAACTTTATTCTCAGAGACAAGTATAACTATACAACTGAGTTTGATCTGGTAACAAATAATGGCACAGGAGAACACGTTTTTGATCAGCGAACGGTGTTTGAAAACATGCATAATCTCTGCCGTGTTGGTGGTTTAATGTTGTGTGTTTTGCCGTTTAGTCCCTGGATTAATCATGCATTTTATAACTATCATCCAATACTGTTTAGAGACATTGCTGCGGCAAATAACTATGAGTGGAAGTTACTCTGGTTAGCACAAAACACTGGCAAGTATGTAGAAATGCCTGTAAGTATGGATAGTTGGGCATGGTATGAACAAAAGAAACCAAGACGTCCAGTAAGTGAATTGGAACGAGCCTATGAAGAATTATATCAACAGGATGCAGTAGCACAAAATATCAGCATTGTGGCCGCTTATGGAAAAACATCAGATAAGCCCTTCAAAATACCCATGCAAGGTCGTTATGTAAATGACGTAGTTGAAGAACTAAAAGCAGAATACAGTGATAGCAATATAGACACTAGACAAACAGATCATACTAGTGCTGGATACTAGAACCAACAATGTATGTATAATCTTAAATGAAAGTAGCAGTGTGTATAAGTGGAGAGCCACGTGGACAAGAAGAGCTTGTTTTAGCTAGTATTAAAAAATATCTGCCCTGGGATTGTTTTACACACACCTGGCAGGAAACTCCAATGCCAGACTTGCCAGATACACAGAGTTTCGTGAGAGCTTTTAACAAATACATAGCATCCTTGTCACGGGAAAATCCAAGTAGAATTTGGTTTTCAAAAAAGTTTGATAATGGATTTAAACAACACAGCAGGATATATCAGCACTATAATCACTGGCATTGCCTACAAAAAGTTCCAGTAGAATATGACATGATTGTTCGTGTTAGACCTGATGTAGTTTTGTATGAACATGATTGGCAATCTGATATACTAACAGCATATGAGTTAGATCTATTATTTGGTTATGGCAGCGGACAAGGTGTTGAGCAAGGATTAGTTGATAGATTTGCCAGCGATTTTGTTATACTACACAGACGAGAGCGTATGAGAAATCCCTACACTATTGATTTATGTCCAGGACATGTAGGTTGGTGGATTTGTTTACATAAACATATGCACGAACGGTTTGTAAATAATAATAGCGTAGTTAAACTAGTAAGAGAGTTATGACACATCAACAACAGTTTAAAGACTTCATGCTGGCAGTTAAAGACTTTGATTATGTAATATTCAGAGGCTTTTTAAGACTACCTGAACTTCCTGATACAGATGTTGACTTGACTGTTAAGCCAGAGCAGTATAATGATTTTTGTAGAGTTGCTGATAGTTATTTAAAACCAGGCACACATCAAAATTACGGTTATGCTGAATGGTGTGATATGCAATACTGGCCACACTTTACAACCGCACCCAGAGACCCTGCAATACCCAATAAGCATCAAGCATTTAGGTTAGATTTTTATAATAGTTTATATTTTAAGTCACCTCTGGAAGATTATACCACTTTTTGGACAGTAAGCAAACGCTATTTTGATAATGTTTTGTCAAGGCGTAGACTAGAAAACTTTTACTACCTTATTAGTTTACAAGATGAATTAACGCTCACTGTCTGCAGGGGTGCTCTGGACAATCAGGGCAACTGGAAAGATAAACATAAAGCCAGAGTAAAGGAACTATTAAATACAGTTGATAAACAGCTAGCGATAGACTCAATGAGTGAAGTTTTACCTGATGCAGAAAAAATTTATGAGTTGTTAGTAGCAGAAAAGTATGGTGATATCAAATGGGATTAGTAGTAAAAAGTCTGGGCCGGGGAACATGTAATTTTCCTGCACCCGGCAACAGTCAGTTTCATATAGAAGATAATATAGGAGATGAGTTTCCAATACACATACACTTTGGGCAACGTAAACCTAAAAAGTGGCTAGTCAGAATGCATTTTACATATGCTGAATATGTGGAGTTTGCTAATAAAATCTTAGAAGCAGGGAAACTATAATGGGACACATTGTTAAAAAGATCATAGGTGATGTAGACACTGATCCTGGTTATGAAAAACTCATAGTTGAAGATAACAGCAATGGCATGGTACATGTACATCTAAAAAATTTACGATTGGATCTAGATCATGAAACCTACAATGCTTTACATGACGCTATTGCTAGCAGTATAGATGATATCCGTGCTAAAGTATGAAACTTGTAAAAGAATTACAGTATTGGAATAAGCCTGGAGATAGAAAATATCAAATATTAGAAGAGGCTGGCAAGTTTTATTTTAGTATACGTAACACAAATAACTTAAAGTTGCCTAACAGTGTCCTAGAATATTCCCAACAGGAAAACGATGTAGTTTGTATATATGAATGTGGAGACTGGATAGTAACAGAATACATGACGGATTATCAGCCTGTTATTATACGTGGTAGTTGTAATTTTTACAGTGATTTAAGAATTCGAGAATATAACAAATATTTCAAAAAACCTGAGAACAGCCTAGGTTATTACAAGCGAGTTGTTAAAGCGCACCTGGATTTTATGTGGGACACAGGATGGCAGTTCACAGATCGTACTGGTACTAATGTACTTGTTAACAGAGATTTTTCAGACTTACGAATTATAGATGTATGTAGTTTAGAGCAAATTTCAGACAAAAATGAAATAATATTTACAGTAAGCGAATTTTTTTACCCAAAAGAATGGCATAAAGCAACAGGACACAAGCATGGTTTAATAAAACCTGATATAAATCATATTAAGGAAATATTTTATGCTATCACTACATTATAATATTACAAATCCGGATAGTAAATGTAACTGGGTTATGGATAGTTTATTGGCGGGTTGGCCTGGAGCATACAAACCTAACTATAATGTTTACTACGGTTATCCAGCAGCGTTCTGGGGTTTTATTAACAACAACTGGCATGTTATATTACAGCATGTAGACAATGACATGGACTGGTGGTTCTGGGACATGCCCTACTGGGGGCGTTGGAATGGACTTAAAGAGGCTCTAGTACCAGAGCAAAAGTTTTATTGGCGAGTTAGTAAAAACAGTATACACGAAACTAAAATAAAACCCAGGCCAGATGATAGGTTTAGAGAATGGAATTTAAATATTAAACCTTGGCGCAATACTGGCAGTGAAATACTAGTGTGTCCGAGCAGCGATACTATGACTAGATGGTGTACTGGCCAGGGAGAAAAAGAATGGACAGAATCTGTAGTGCAACAACTTAAACATTATACTGACAGACCAGTTAGAGTAAGATACAAACCCCGAACAGCAAAAACAAGTGGACCAGCTGCGGCACAACTTGCTGGTTTAAAAAGTTTTCAGGAAGATATAGCAGATGCCTGGGCTGTGGTTACCAGTGTTAGTATGTGCGCTGTAGAAGCTATAAGTCAGGGTGTACCAGTATTCTGTGATCCTCATAGTTTTGCCGTGCCAGTGGCAGAAACACAGATAAGTATGATAGAACAACCCAAAAGAATTGATGTAACATCATGGTTTAACCATCTAGCTTATTGTCAGTTTACTCAACAAGAAATAAAATCAGGACTGGCACACAGGATTTTAACAGAATGAATCAAAAACAAAAAAAGTTAATAGTCTACGGAACTGGAAGAAGTAAGACAAGTCAAATAATGCGTGAGTTTGGAATGGGAGTAAACTTTTCAGGTTCTAATTACATAGCAGAATATAGAGAAATACAAGATTTTTTAAGTAGAAGCATCCCCCCTAGCACAGACGCTATTGCTACGCTGGGTATATTACGAGGAACCGGCTTGGCTTTACAAACTGCGGCGCAACTGGGAATCGACAGATACTATGTTGATCACAGTTATTTTGATCCTGGTTATGGCGGAAAGTGTTGGCTAAGAATTAGTAAAAACAGACATACTATGAATTACGTTCCTGATACAGAAATTTCCAAGGATCGCTGGAAAGCATATTTTAGTGAAACTAACCCTGTTTATCCATGGCGCACAAGACAAAACAGAGGGAACTTTATTTTAGTGTTGCCTCCTAGTCACGCTGTTCAATGGTATTTTAATGCCAATGATTGGTGTGACAAAATAATAAACAGATTAAAGGAACTTTTACCGGAAGAACAGCATAAACTCATAAAAATAAGAATAAAACCCAACGAGCCTATTGTAGACAAAGCAGGAAATCTTATTAGAATGGATACACATGCAAACGAAAATCAGATGCCACTTGAATATGATTTGGCTAATAGTAATATTGTAATAGCGTATAATAGTAACGTAGCATTACAGGCAACACTACTGGGTATACCTGTTATAACAAACAAACATTGTAGTGTATACCCAGTAAGTTTTACACTGGAAGATTTAAAACTTGGGGTTGATAATGAAAAGTTTGACACTGAACCACAAAGAGCAAAACTATTTCACTGGCTTAGTCAGTGCCAATTTAAAAGACAAGAAATAAGAAATGGCAAATTTTGGAATAACATATTAGAACATCAGGAGCCAGTTGACTAATATGGTACATAAACAAACAAGTGAAATAGTTAACTCTAATCCAGAGCTTGTAAAAGCTAAAAGCCAGGTATTATATTTGCCACAGCAAAATGAATATTTTATTCATATACCAAAGTGTGGCGGTACCAGTGTCAGGGATGTTCTAATTTTAAAAAATATTCAACAAAGTTTTCAGTTAGAAACAATAGACATTGGAAACCACAGCAAGGCAAAGGAGATAGGCAAACTAATAGATTTAAAAACAAACAACTTTTTAGTTAGTGTAAGAAATCCAATTGGCAGATTTTTAAGTGCTTATAATTTTATTATAGATATTGATAAGAGAAAAGTTAAGACAAATATTTCAAAAAAACAAAAGGAATTTTATAAAAATAGATATGATGCTGTTAAGCAACTAGGATTTAGTCAATTTACAGACTTCTTGCATAATAAAAAACAGAGACAAAATTTTTACGAAACTTGGTATCATAATGATCCTTGCCCTAATCACTTTACCTGGGCTTTTGAAAGACAAGTAGACTGGCTTACTGGTATACCAGAGGAAAATTTAAAATTTTTTCAGATAGAAAACCAGCAAATATTTAAATATCTAGATACAGTGCTGGGCGGAAGTAAAGTAAAGCATTACAAAAGAGAGGTTGGTTTAAAACGAAAAGATGCTATTTACTCTTACTTTGAAGAGGATTTTAAGCGTTTTGGATATACTTTAAGTGATGATTTTAATAACCTACATCCCCTGTTTTTGGAAAGAGAACGTCAGAGACAAGAAGTTCTTGAAGAATACAGAGACGCACCTCAGTGGTTACAAAACTTTATGAAAAATATTAAAACAAAAAAATAATGTTTACTGAAACTGTAAGGCAGATTTTCCCTAATAGTATTATTGTAGACGCGGCCCTGGAATATCCTATAACTGATAAGGGCTGGAATATTACTTTGCCTGGCGAAGGTATTTGTAGATTTAACGAACCAGACTTTAGGCTTGTGTTTAATCTTCAAGATATGCTTACAACTAAAGCCTCTGATTATCTGGACATTCCCGTAGAATTAATTAAAATACGCAATTTCTATAAAGACTGGGCAGATATGAATCGTATTATTGTTGTTGTGTGGCCGTTAAACGTGGTAGACGTTTGGCCTGATAATGAATTTCATATAATAGAGTTTAGCACACATCAATATGAAACCTGGAAAAGTTATAAAGCAGCAGAAGATGTTTTACGTGAAGCGTTCAGCTACGAGGCAAAAGATTATGAGTTTAATTTTTTATGTATGAACAGAATAAGCAAACCGCATAGAAAAATATTACACAGTAAACTTAGCAAATTAACAGTCGGAAATGTTAGTTTGCAATGCAACGGACATGAACTTAGGTATCCAGGCTTAGATTACAAAGTATATAATGATTGTTATGATAATTTAAGCAATTTACTAAGTCTTAAACAGAATTTTAATACAAGTATGTTTAGCGTAGTTACTGAAAGTCAGTATCATGAACGCTTTGGCATAATTACAGAAAAAACCTTTAATGCTATAGTAGCAGGCCACCCTTTTTTAGTTGCTGGCCATCAGGGATGTTTAGATGACATAAAAAGTCTTGGATTTAAAACCTGGAATAGTATTTTCGATGAAGAGTATCAGTACGCAAAAAATAGTTTGAGACTAGATATGATGCTTAATTCAAACGCCGGCTACTTTACAAAAATTACCAGTGCTGATCTTAAAGATCTAGTAAATGAAAATAGAGACACTATTGATTACAATAAAGATTATTTTTTCAATGATTTTGGCCCTGACAGACTAGACTACTTTAGAGCACAATTATTAAGTATCTGGGAGTAGATGCTGTTTGCCAAAATCTGTGTAATATGGATCCGGATCTCCATGAAACACCACTATACTACACTGTGTGTCTAGTATCCAGGGTTGTTCAGGATAGCAGTACATGTTTTCAGGTGCTGGCCATTTGCCATATTGATCCAGTCCAGTTCCACTCTCAATTAACCCTCCCCTAAAGACGTCCCATTTAAAACTCTGTGCCCAGGTTTTAGGCCACCATATCCAATCTGATTTTTCTCTTAGATAATGTGTCACATAATCCTGATCTCCGCGAAAACGTTTTATGTGACCAGGTATATCCTCAACAAAATCTGTGTACAGTTTAGTGTGATCAGGAGCATGAAATCTTATAATACTGGTATTACTTACTGAATAATCTGGAATCCAGCGACTGTTAAAGTCCTGACACACAGCAAACTTTTTGGGATGATAGTTTATAAACTTATCTAGATCACCAACAATAATCATATCTAAATCTAGATAAAGTACATTCTTAAAGCCGTGCTCTGGATTAAACATTTGTATTTTATACCACCAATACTTTCTTAATCCATTTGCCTCTGGCCAGTCTGGAACAACGTGTACTATAGCATTTATACTATCGTAAAACTTGATATTGCTATCTGTAATAACATGAAAATTGTAGGGCAAGTTGCAGTGGCGTTTTACAGCCTGGTACAACTGCCCTACATATAGTTCTGGAGAGTATCTGTCTCCAACACAAACGCAGACTAGATCAATCATTTTCCATTAGTGTTTGTTTGGGTTTGGCACTATGACCTACTGTTTCGCGTTCAATATCATTGTGGTTGAATTCTGCCCAATAAAGTTCAAACGCAACTGTATCTTCCAGTGCTTCAAACTGGTGGTATTCACCGGGCCTTATTTGGGTAAAATCACCAGGGCCTAGTACAGTTTCATCTACTAGATCATAATCATTTTTCCAGGCCCTAATGAGTAGTTTACCAGATTCAACAAAGAAACCATTCCACTTATACTTGTGCTTGTGTTTGCTACAAACGCCGCCCTTGTGTGTTTCAATTCTATGAAACTCTAGTACACCGTTAGCGTGTATTAAGTCTGTGACTCCCCATACTTTTCCACTACGCATCACATATTATTTTTCTTGTCTTGGATTTCAGCACGGCGTGCTTTTGATAATTTGCCCAGTTCACCTAGAGCCTTGCGGGCTCTTGCTGCCGCAGCTTTTACGCCTTTTTCTTCAAAAGCAGCATGCTCCTTGAGGTATGCTTCAAATTGTTCTACGATACTATCATGGTTTGACATATATTATTCCTTCCTGTTTGTTGATATAATATTTATTCTATATTTACTCTTGTAATATCTTCTTCTACGCAGTTTTCTCCAAACTGTATTTCGATAAGTTTAAGCGGGTCAGTAGTTTCATTGGCAAGCATATGCCATTCTTTATTTTTAATGTAAAGGGTTTGATGTTTTGTATATGTACCACGAAGTTCTATATCACTGCTAGCAGGGTTAATAGTGTATACACTAGCAGTGCCTTCTACTACAAACCAAAACTCTGATCTTTTTTCATGTTTTTGCATACTCAGTGTTTTGCCGGGTGTAACATCAAGTTCTTTAACTTTAACGTGTTTTTTAACTTCATGTAGTACTGTATAGTTTCCCCAGACTCTTTCAGTCTTAGGCTTGGACCATTCTTCTAAAATCCAACTACTGCTATTTGCTTTGTTTTCACCACCAACACCAAATTCAAACTTTACGGGGCTTGCTCCACTGTACACTATGCTCTCTGGTATGTTGTCTTTACCTCTGTCTCCACCATTGGCAAAAATAACTGTATCTCTGGGATTCTTTTCAGCCAGTACTTTGAATATTGCCTGACATGCTGTGTCATCGTCATCATTAAAATCAATAACCTGATCCACAATTTCTAAACTTTCCAGGATAAAACGTCGTTCATCATAAGGCATGAACGGTCTACCCTTTTTTCTAGTTAACCAAGCATCACTGTTTAAACCAACAACCAGTTTATCTCCCAGTTGTTTAGCGGCTTTAAGGTATAGGATGTGTCCACTGTGAATAGGATCATATCCGCCGGTAGCTAAAACTATTTTCATATAGAATGGTCCTTATAAATATGTACGTATATTATAAGGTAAAAATTAACAATGTTCAATATTTATATCGGCTGGGATAGCAGAGAAGATATTGCTTACCAGGTGTGTGAACACAGTATTATTAGAAGAACTAGACGTAATAAAGTACAGGTTATTCCTGTTAAACAAAATGAAATGCGAGAGTCAAAATTCTACTGGCGAGATCATGATAAACTTAGTAGTACAGAATTTACACTAACTAGATTCCTAGTACCCTACTTAAATAATTATACTGGCTGGGCAGTATTCTGTGATTGTGATACAGTGTGGAAAGTAGACCCTGCTGAGTTATTTGACCTGGTTGATCCAGACAAAGCAGTGCAGGTTGTTAAGCATGATTACACTCCTAGCGAAGGTACAAAAATGGATAACCAAGTACAGTTGCCTTATCCACGTAAAAACTGGAGTAGCATGATACTCTGGAATTGCGAACATCCCAGTAATAAGAAACTAGACTTAAAAACTGTAAACACGGCCAGTCCACGTTTTCTACATAGGTTTGAATGGTTAGAAGACAATGAAATAGGTGAACTTGATCATTGCTGGAACTGGCTAGTTGGTTGGTATGACGTAGAAAATGATGGTGATCCAAAAATAATACACTATACTGAAGGCGGTCCATGGTTTGAAAAAACAAGACATTGTGAATTAGACCTAGTATGGAAACAAGAATTAATTAATCTTTATACGTCATGATAGAAACAATTAGACAACAGTTTAACGAACAGGGTATAGCGGAATTTAAAAACCTACAAATACTGGACTTGGCAAAAACTAAAGATGAAGTATTTGTTCAAGGAGACATTTATTATCCTGTGCTAATAGGCAAGGGAGCAAAAACTGTTCATAAAAATTTTAAATTAAATACAGATGCTCTGGTAGAAATAAAAAGTTATAACCCGGGTAAATATTTTTATTGGTATACTAGGCCAACCTTTAATTATTATCACATGTTTTTGGACAGTTTTGGATGTCTGCATCGCTATTTTGAATTAAAAAAACAAATTCCTGAATTACAATTTATGCTCAACCAGAGTCCTAATCCCAAGACTGGTGTTATTCAGCATCCGCCATTTGTTTTTGAATTGTTGGATTTATTAAACATTACATATCAATTTACAGATGAGCATGCTCAATATGAACTGGTATATTTTGGGGACACACTGTGTAACGATGTAAATGGTCGTAGGATTAAACCACATCCAGAGCAGTACTATTTGTTAAAAAATCTTATTTCTCTTGCTCACGAAAAAGTAAAAATGCCCAGGATAGAACGGATATATCTTAGTAGACGTGCTCACGCTAATCCACTTGCTAATCGTAAAGATATTATCGGCGAAGACAATACAGTAAAACGCGGCTTAACCAATGAAGATCAGGTAGTGGAAATACTGGCCAATCTTGGATACACTGAAGTGTTTGGAGAAAACTACACACTGGCAGAGAAAATAGTCTTGTTTAACCAGATGGAAAAGTACATAAGCACAGCAGGTGCCGGCGTTACAAACATTATCTTTACCATGCCCAATACAGTTAGTGTGGGTGGTATCCACAGTGCTGGATTTCCCTTTCCTGGTCCGGATCATAGACGGCATATAGTAACTAACACAGACTTTATAAAAGCAACTATAAGTCTCTACCCAGGAAAGGTTAGATTTGTAGACGAAACTGCTGACACTGCGGACTATAACAGGCCCTGGTATATTAACAATTTGAATGCGTTTGAGGACTGGGCTAAAACTATATAAATACAGTTACTATGCTGTTAAATGAACTATTAGAACCAGTTGAAGAAGGCGTTAATGATCCACATATCTTCAAAGCAGTGTTCATGGCCGGCGGTCCAGGCAGCGGCAAAAGTTATGTTGCTAAAGATTTGCTAAGTGGCACAGGCTTAAAACCAGTTAACAGTGATGATGTCTATGAATTCCTTATGCATAAACAGGATCTAGATATGGGTGATCCTGAGGTTATTGCTAGCCCACAGGGGCAGGCAGCCCGAGAACGGGCAAAACAACTTACACTTAGCCGAGAAGAAATGTATATTGACGGCAGGTTAGGATTAATAATAGACGGCACTGGAAAAAACTTGGAAAAATATGCTGCTAACAATCTAAACTTAAAAAATCTTGGTTATGATACAGCAATGATTTTTGTTAATACTAGTCTAGATGTAGCACAGGAACGCAACCTACAACGTCCTAGACGTCTTAAATCAGAGTTAGTAAGTAAAATGTGGAGCTCAGTTCAGGATAATCTAATGAAGTTCCAGCAGGTATTTGGCGCTGATAAGTTCTTTATTGTAGATAATAGTAGTGGCTTAGAAGATCCAGACCGCAAGGAAAACTTTAATCAAGTATATAAGAGACTACAGGACTTTTTAAATAAACCGCCGGCAAATGCCAAAGCAAAAGCATGGATTACTAGCCAGCTGGCCAGTTAAGCCACAGCAAAAGTACCAACCCTACAAATCCTAGTATAATTACCCAGCCAATAAAGTTTAAGACACCAGGAAACCACTGGGCTAGTAGGATAATAATAATTATAAAAAGCAATAATTGTATCATTGTGTTCTGCCAAAATACCTGTTTAGAGCACAAATTACTTCTGTCCAGTAATTTTTACCCCAGTCTGTGCCACAATTATTGTATGCTCTGTAAGCATTATCAATTAATCTAAGATACTGAGCTTCATTTAGTTTACTTACCATTGTCTACGGTACCTTGTGTTGTATTGATCGCTTGTTTCAAAGCGTCAGCAATAATTTTTAGTACCTCGGCACTGTTATCCTTTTTCTTATTGGTAATAACGCAGGATACAGTAACTTGAGGTTGTAGTATAACCTGCTTGCGAGCCTCCATACAAGACTCCATGTTGTCAAAATAAGCATTACCCACTACAGTGCCAGCAACAGCGGTAACCATAAGAACAGTGTTCATCTTACTTCATCCTTTCGTCGTCAGTGGGATAATAGTTTCCGTCTTTGTCAAACATTACGCAACTTCCATTGATTCAACTGAGGTATGGAACCCTTCGATGTACTCAACTTCATCCGCAGCCGCTTTAGCCGCTTCATAAGTTTTATAAACCAAAGCTAAGGGATTATCCCATCCATTAACAAATTCAACCTTTCCAGGCGGTGAACAACGGTTATATGTCGGATCAATCTCCGATACAAAGTCGTTTGTTCCACCTAATCTTATTTTATATTTCATCTTAGATTATCTCCTCAATCAAAAAAGTTGCCTTCAACCCACTTGTATGAATTGCCAGCAGACTTGGGCAATCCTTTGCCGGCAATCCTTTGCCAAACCTACCATCTTCGAACCAAGCTCCAGCGGGAAGGGAAAACGACTTGTTAGCAATCCCCATCGCACTGAGTGCCTTATCGGAACTGACACGAATCGTTTTACCTTCAAACGTGAAATAGAACTGTTTCATTACGCAATCTCCTCAAAACCAAAACTCGCAACCATGTGGCGGTCACCGTCAGCATCCTCAACCACGTCACCAACGCTCAGGCTGTGCATGGGAAGGAACCGTTCAATGTTCTCTTCTGGACCCATGTTACCAACGTGGAACACACCCTCAAGGCTGTCAGCAGTGATGTTGCTGACATGCTCGTAGTAGCCTTTCTCAAAGGCTTCCTTAACCAGGTGCCCTACAGGCTTACCAAACGACATTTCAATATCGAGGCGCAGTTTGTTTTTGGGAACGGCGCCGTGATCGTTTGCGGCGTTGATCGTGTCAATCTCTTCATCAGTGAGGTTGATCTGGAAAACTTTGTAAACTGCCATTTGCTTGCTCCTCAATTTCAACTTATACTTTATAATAGCACAGTTACCCAGACAGTCAACCAGATCTGGTAAATAATTCAACAAAAGGGTAGAAAAATGCTGTTTATATTAGCCCAAATTGCGGAAGATTCCAATGAAGAAGATCCGCAGAGTACTAAAATTCATAGCCCCCTGGGCGTTTCGTGCATATATCGCTTGGTCGATATGTGCTGATATTTTTGCGATTTCAGCAATTATCTGGTATTTTTTCTTGTAGAATGGTTGACTACCGCTAAATCTGTGTTACTATATGTATAGTTAGAAACAAGGAGCAAGCAAATGGAGCACATTATGCGAGTCAAGTTTGAGAACGGTTTTGCTATCTTCCAGGACGACACTGTGGTTTCCATGGAATCAGACTTTGGTAATGCCGCAGAGCTTGAGATGGTGCTCAGCGAGATGCATCCGGATAGCAAGTTTACTATCCGTGAATTCCGCAACTTTGGTGCAATTATCCTCTAAAAACGGTTGACTCTAGGCACTGATGTGCTATTATACATTATAAGTTGAACAATACGGAGCGCCAAGCATGGCTTTTGCAGATCAGAGCACCTACTTTGGGACTGGAGACAGCAGCATCCTTGGACGCTTTAACGAGCGTGACACTGGTAACCTGTTTGAATTCAGCAAGAATCCTGAACTCGTCCTTGCTCCGCCCGCTCACGGCGGCCGCAATATGGAATTCCCCCATCTTGTGTGGGTAACTACCCCTGTTCCGGGCATTGACTGCGGGTATCGCAGGGCTCGTGTGGGTAAGACTGTGGTACACATCATCACGGACGAGATTGAAAATGGGCGCTGGGTTGTGGAAAAGTGGTACATCAAGCAGAACAGCCACAATCTTTACAAAAACGGTTGACGATAGTAGCATACGTGCTATTATACGGTATAAGTTGAACTTGAGGAGCGAAAGATGAATTCAGTTAGACAGGCTATTACAGCAATCCATTCACTCGAGACCAACGAAGAGCTTAATCAGGTTATTGAAGCAGTCAAACTCAAGCGTCAGTATCTAGCTGGAGTGCCTGTAGGTGGTACACTACTCGAAAAAGTAGTTATTCGTCAAGGTGATTGTAGTATGACATTCGAAGGTGGCCACACGCACTTGATTCTTGAAGATGATACAGTAGTATATGAATATAAAGCAATGGAGAAAGTATAATGAAAGTTACGGTTAATATTTACAAGGGATGTTGGCCTGCAAGCCGGCCATGGTGTGCTGATCTTAAGATTGCCAATGGCGAAATATTTCGTCAATGGCAGCACGGCTTCCGCACCAAGAAGGCGTTGTTGGCTAATGTTAAAGCCGCGCTTGATTGTGCCAGCAGTGATTATGAAATCAAAAAAGTTATTTAGGTTGACTTAATAGCAGATTCTGCTATTATGTATGAGTAAGTTAAACAAACGCTCGTGGAGGAGCAAATGAACTACGTTTTAATTAAGACAGGCACGTACCAAAAACTTCAAATTGAAGACAAGGTATTTCCTGTTATCAAAGGATTTAAGCAAGGTGCTCGTGGATCCTACATCACTGTGGATGGCTCCACACTTGGCAGCGACTATGCTCGCCCGGTGCGTATCAAATGTAGCAAGGCTGACATTGTAGATGTTGAGCAAGACGCATTTGATCGTCAATTGACAGCCCTGGATGTTAATAAAGATATCAAGTCTGGCTCAGAACCCAAGTTTACAGAAGCACAGGACGAAAAGCGCATCCAGGAGATTGAGGAGCGTTTTGAAATCCTCAATGAAATGACTGGCGCTCTTAAGAGCGGTGACATTCGTGCAATGATTGTTACTGGCCCTCCGGGTGTTGGCAAGAGCTACGGTGTTACGCAGACCCTGGAAGAGCAGAGCATCTTCGAAGATGTTGCTAGCAAGCGTCGTAAGTTTGAAGTTGTCAAGGGTGCAATGACTGCCCTGGGCTTGTATGCTAAACTGTATGAGTATAGCGAAAAAGGCAACGTCCTGGTGTTTGACGACTGTGACAGCGTTCTCATGGACGATCTAGCACTGAACATTCTCAAGGCAGCACTTGATAGTGGTAAGAAGCGCAAGATCTTCTGGAATGCAGATTCAGCCAAGTTGCGTAGCGAGGGTATTCCAGATAGTTTTGAGTTTAAAGGCACTGCCTGCTTTATTACTAACATCAAGTTCGAGAATGTAAAAAGCAAGCGTCTGCAGGATCACCTGGAAGCCTTGCAAAGCCGCTGCCACTACCTGGACTTGACCCTGGACACCATGCGTGACAAATACCTACGCATCAAGCAGATTGCTCGCACTGGCAAACTCTTTGGCGCTGACTACGGGTTCAGTACTGAACAGGAGCAGGAGATCCTGGACTTTATGTACGAAAACCGTAACCGGTTGCGTGAGATGAGCCTGCGTATGGCACTGAAGATTGCAGATCTTAAAAAGATCTCAGAAAAGTGGAAGTCTCTTGCAGAAAGTACTTGCATGCGACGAGCTTAACTGCTACAATACAGAATACGTTAGCTGTATCACTTGCTCCTCCTCTCTCCTCCAAGATACAGTTAACAAGGCGGTGTGTTTAGAAATAGACACACCGCCACTCTTTGTGTTAGAATACAAGAATGAAGATAGCAATCGGTGACAGTTTTACCTACGGTGAAGAGTTAAGTGACAGACGCCTAGCATGGCCTAGTCTTATAGGTTACGAGAATCTAGGACTGCCAGGCGCAAGCAATGAGTATATTTTCCGCACTGCCGTGGACAATGCCAGCGCGGCAACCCATATGGTAGTTGGCTGGAGTGACAGTGCCAGGCATGAGATATATACTTATGATCCTGTTAGTGTTCCTGGCAGATATATGAATAAAACAGGACTGATACAGGCCAATGCAGGCAACGATTATGGCAAACCCTGGTTTAGAGATTTGTATGGTAAGTATACTGACCTGCGACATCAGTTTATCCGCACACTGACATATATGGTATCACTTCAAGATGTGCTAAGTATTAATGCAGTGGATTACTTCTACTGTTCAGCCTTTAGCAACCAATCCATGTTTTATAGATACAAGGATGACCCTGAGATTGTTAAATGGACAGACAGACTAGACAACACCAGGTTCATTGGATATCCATACAAGGGCTTTGTTGAGTGGGCTTATGGAGCACCACAAGGGCCAGGCGGACACCCACTTGAACAAGGTCACAAACAGATAGCAGAAAATATTGTTAGACATATCAAAGATCGTCAGCTTGCATTGTGAGATAACCACGCACTGCAATGCACGTTGCCCACAGTGCCCACGCAACTTCTGTGGTTGGAATCAGCCTGTAAACGTAGAACTAAAGCATATGAAGCCTCTAAAGCTACGCAAAATTACGGATCAGTTGCAGCCTATCAATGCATTATTCTGTGGTAACTATGGCGATCCTATGATGCATCCGGACCCAATGGGACTTGCATACCAGTTCAAACATGTTACTATCAACACAAATGGCAGCATGGGTGCTTTGAAGACCTATCGTCAGCTAGCTGAGAACGGTGTTGACATTTGGTTTAGTATAGACGGGCTAGAGGATACTAACCACATCTATAGGCAGGATGTAGTTTGGGATAATATCATGGAACGAGTAGATGCGTTTATCAGTGCAGGCGGTTGTGCTACGTGGAAGTTCATTGTGTTTAGACATAACATGCATCAGATAGATCGCGCTAGAGAGTTAAGTGCGGAGTTGGGATTTAGTAATTTTCGATTAATACGAGGCGGTAGAGACTGGGGACCTATATTAAATAACACAGGAAAGGAAGTAGGTTGGTTGTTGCCTGCTGATAGGGATGTAGAACCCTACGAGTATGATATAGATTTTGAGATAGAACTGCTTACTAATCCTATTAACTTGCATAATGATTATAGTGATGCTATAATAGATTGTGAGATGTTAAGAGACGGTACCATTTACGTAGATGTAGACTGTAACATCTTACCCTGTTGCTACCATGGTGTTAACACTCACATACAAGCACAAGGCAAAACACTACAAGAACAGCTCAATAGTTTTGCGTTCCTGCAAGACAACTGGGGCAAAAAGGACTGTGATGAAACCTGCTATTCTGCATGTAAAAGATGAGGTTAACGTAAAGATCGAAGGGTTGGATCTTGATACTCGCCGCAAGCTGAGTAACAAGTTCAAGTTTGAAATCCCTGGTGCTCGTTACATGCCAGCAGTCAGACTAGGACGCTGGGATGGCAAGATGGCATTTTTTCAGCTGGGTGGTAGTACATACATTAACCTGCTGCCAGAAATACTGCCTATACTAACCAGTGATGGTTACGATGTTACGCTTAACGATATACGTGATTATCAAATGGACTATCCACTGGAGCCTGTTACAGAGGATAGTTACAGTGATCGTACCTGGCCCAAGAAACATCCAGCAGCGGGCGAACCCATCGTCCTCAGAGACTATCAGGTAGAGGTTATCAATAACTTTTTAACTAACCCGCAGAGCCTACAGGAAGTAGCAACAGGCGCGGGCAAAACACTTATAACAGCAGTACTAAGTCACAGATGCGAGGAGCATGGGCGTACTATTGTTATCGTGCCTAACAAAAGTCTGGTAACACAAACAGAAGCAGACTACGTTAACATGGGACTTGACGTTGGTGTGTTCTATGGTGACCGCAAAGAGTTTGGGCATACACATACCATTTGTACCTGGCAGAGTCTAAACATACTGCTTAAGAATACTAAAAACCAAGTAGCACCTATTACTATACAGGAGTTCCTAGAAGACGTTGTATGTATTATGGTAGACGAAGTGCACATGGCTAAGGCAGACGCACTAAAGACGCTGCTAACAGGTGTAATGAGTCACATACCAATACGTTGGGGACTAACAGGCACAGTGCCTAAAGAGGACTTTGAAAAGATCAGTTTGGTGTGTAGTCTAGGCCCTGTTATCAATCAGATTAGTGCAAGTGATTTGCAAGAGCGAGGAGTTCTTGCTAATTGTGAAGTGAATGTGTTACAATTAATAGACACTAAGGAATATACAAACTATCAAAGCGAACTTAAATACTTGTTAGAGCAAACTGATAGGCTAGATTATATCAGTAGCCTTATAGATAATATAAAAGACACTGGCAATACGCTGGTATTAGTGGATAGGATCAATGCAGGAAAAGAACTTGAAAAGAGGATTTCGGGCTCCGTTTTTGTCAGCGGTGGAACAAAAGCACAAGAGCGTAAGGACCATTATGATGAGGTGGCTGATGCAACTGATAAAGTTATTATCGCTACTTATGGTGTTGCCAGTGTTGGTATTAATATTCCTAGGATATTTAATCTGGTACTTCTTGAACCGGGAAAAAGTTTCGTCAGAGTCATCCAGAGTATTGGAAGAGGCATCAGACGTGCAGAAGACAAAGACTTTGTCCAGATATGGGATATTACGTCGACGTGTAGGTTTGCCAAGCGGCACCTCACAAAACGCAAAGCATTTTACACGGAAGCGAAATATCCGTTCAACATTCAGAAAGTAGACTGGCAATGAGAATATTAACACTTGAAGACACTGCTTTTGAGATGAATGAACTACCTGATGAGGTAGATGATTTACGCTTTTCTGTATTGGACAATTCAGATCCCAGCAATCCTGATTACTTTTTTATCCCTCTTATCTTCCTGGAAAGTTTCAATGCTCCAGCCCTTGTACTTAAAATTGCAGGCAACATTATTAAAATGCCAATCGACTGGAAAATACTAATTGGTGAACCAGATCATGGTGATCTAGAAATGACTAACCTTAGTAGTTTAAATGATCGTGGTTTTAAGGCATTTAGTTTTAATCCAATTAGCAGTTTCCTTGCAGAGTATCTTCCTATTGACATTGTAGATTTGTATACGGATGTTAAATGGTTCTTTCCTAAAATTAAACAAGGGCAAATATTGGCTATTCCTATTGAAACCGGACCCAAACCCAGATGTATCTACTGTGCCAAAGAGATAAACAAACAAAACGAGATAGTAGATATTAGCAAAGCATTATAATGCGACTAATAAAAAAAACAGAGTACCGTAGGTATGAATTTGACGTTAGTCCCCAAAATCAAAGTCATCATGATCACATTAAAAAGATTTATCAATTATTAGAAGATTATTTTAAAAATAGACCAGATTGTGATGCACGTCGTATAATACTTAATAGTGGTGTTAAGGGCCGCCGTCAATATACTATAAATTTTACTAGATTAGATGAGAGCCAAATGTTTGAACTTGCTTTTGCAGAATACATAGATACTGGTGGATTTAAGTATGAGTGATCTAAGTTTAAATACAATACTCAATGCGCTGGATCGCAAGGATATGAAGTTCTGGGATCAGTGTACGCCTGATCAGCAGAAAAAAATTGCGCCATTCCTGCTCAACAGATATATGAGTATTGTTAAAGGCACGGCTGATTTACAAGAATGGTATCTACGTGTAACCAACCAGCGTGTGAATGTAAACTACTTTGCACTCAACAAGCATCCTAAACTTGTGTGGCAGTTGCTATGTACGGTAAGTCCGGGTATGGGCAATCAGTTCCATCAGTGGATAGGACACAAAAAGAAAGATGGTGGCAGCAAATCAAATGATATTCGTAAAAAACTAGCAGAACTATACCCTAACTACAAAGAAGATGAACTAGACTTACTAGCCAGTATTACCACTAAAAAAGATCTTAAACAACTTGTCGAGGCTAGTGGTGAATGAATCAGTTGCGTGATGTTATAGTAGATGCTATAATAAATCAGAAGATGGAAACTAAAGATTATGTGTGCAAGTATTGCGGCAAAGGATACCGCAAGGAAAGCACACTAACAGCGCATCTGTGTGAGCCTAAACGCAGAGCACAACAGGAAAAGGAGCCCGGCGTACAGTTTGGTATGCAGGCTTACTTGCGGTTCTATGAACTAACACAGGGCAGTGCTAAACTAAAAACATACGCTGACTTCGCAGAGTCTCCATATTATAATGCGTTTGTGAAGTTTGGCAGACACTGCCAGAACATACGTGCAATCAACATCAGTGGCTTTGTTGACTATGTAATTAAAGAAAACAAGAAGCTAGATCACTGGTGCAAAGACGCAATATATCAGGAGTTCCTATTCCAACATCTAAAACGTGAAAGTGTACAGGATGCACTAGAGCGTAGCATGGAAACAATGCTAGAGTGGGCTGAGGAAAAAGAGAGTGTGTACAATCACTACTTCTTATACGCCAGCACAAATCGTATTGTCAGTGACGTCACAAAAGGACGTTTAAGTAGTTGGGTAATTTATAATTGTAGTACAGGTGTAGAGATGTTAGACAAACTAAACCAAGAGCAAGTTGAAATTGCGTTTCAATATATTGAACCTGATTTTTGGCGGCGTAAGTTTCATGACTACGTTGCTGATACAGAATGGGTAAAGCATATATTAAAGGAAGCTGGACTATAATGTGGTTACATGTAGAGATTAGTAGTCGTTGTAACGCATGGTGTCCGGGATGCCCTAGAAATAAAAGTGGGTACGGACTTGCTGATAATCTAGTTGAACAAGATTTAGACCCAGCGATATTAAAATCAACATTGGAAAAATACTCCGTTACAGAAGTGCAGATGTGTGGAAACCTAGGCGACCCATGTGCGGCTAAGAATATAGATGATCATCTCAAAATAATTGCTGATAGTAGCGTGGTACGATTACAAATACACACAAATGGAAGTTTGCGTAAGCCGGGATGGTGGGCTAACCTTGTTAAACAGTTTGAACACTTGGAACAATTTGATGTTTATTTTGCGTTAGACGGACTGGCAGATACACATAGCATTTACAGACAAGGCACCAGTTATGCTCGTGTGATAGAGAATGCCACAGCCTTTATTGACGCCGGAGGTAATGCTACCTGGCAATTTATTCCGTTCAAACATAACGAGCACCAGATTAAAGACTGTTTAAAATTAAGTCAAGATCTAGGATTTAAGAAGTTTGAGTTTTTAAAAAATGCTAGGTATCAAAAAATGCCAGATAGTAAACACTACCAAACAGGTGAGTTACTAGGAATACAGCCTTGGTCTAGGGACAAACTTGGTGACAATAAATTTCATCTCAATAAAACTCCGACTAAGGTAGACAAGCAGGATTGCATGCATTTACAAATACCTAGTCTGTTTTTAAATGCAACTGGTAAAATTAGTCCTTGCTGTTACATGGGAAATACAGTACAATATACAGACGTGGACATAGAAACAGAGTTTAACAATAATAATTATAGAAACGTTTGCTTAACAAATTGTGGAAAATGATGTTTAGAGACTTACCAGATATTGATATTGATTTTAAGGACAGATCTGATGTTTTGAAGTTTATAGAGCACACTCCAGCTAGACTAGAAACTGGTAAACAGCATAACACTGGTGTATACTTTACTGATATACCCAGTGGTGGCGATGGTATAAGTACCTTTGATCACAAACAAGCAGAACAACTGGGATATTTTAAGCTGGACTTGCTTAATGTTAGTGTGTATGAACAGGTCAGGGACGAAGTACATTTAGTAGAACTAATGACCACAGAGCCTAACTGGAGCAGGCTCTGGGAAGATAGAGAGTTTTGTGAACAAATTGTACACATTGGGAATCATTATGATCTAGTATGTAGCATGAAGCCTGACAGTATACCCCGAATGGCAATGTTTTTGGCAGTACTGCGGCCAGGAAAAGCACACTTGCGTAATCGACCCTGGGATGAAATTGCTAAAACAGTTTGGCAACGTCCTGAAAACGATAAATATTTCTTTAAAAAGTCGCACAGTGTAAGTTACTCACATCTTGTAGTAGTTCACGTTAATCTACTTGACTCGCTTAACTAGTGTGATGTTTTTCCGTTTACTTCTTAATTTTGATAATTCTAGTATATTTACACTGGGACCGAATATTATTTCAACATCTTTTACATTTAATGTTGTTAAACAGTAGGCAAATTTAGCCCAATCACCTTTTAAAAACAAGTTTATAGGAATTTTTTGATTACTTTCCCACCACCAGGTTTCACCTAGTTCTAAGTATTCTTTTTTATCTTTTTCGGTTTTTAAAACTTCATAATTGTAAATGCTACATACAGTGTCGTCAGAATTCTGTATAATACCCAGATACTCTTCCCCACCATAGGAAACTAGGCTTAAAAACGGATATTTTTCTTTTATTTCGTCGCTTATTCTTGCCATTAGGAAACTATAAATAGTAGTATAATGTCTACTATTACTAGTTACTTATACGAACAAAATATTAAGGTTACTACAACTGATGTAACCGTGGGGAATGTTATGAGCATGTTTTATACACCTAACATCAAAGTATACCGAGGAATAGATAATCCAGTAAGAGTAAACTTTGTTAACAGAGATCAGAAACGGGTTAGCCTAACTGACAAAACTATTAGTTTTATTATGATAGACAAGGATACCAATAAAACACTATTACAGCGTAGTGTTAGTAGTTTAGATCCCCGGGCTGGCACTGCTGAGTTTATACTAAGAGATGTTGATTTGTATAACCTAGACAGCAAATATTATACCTATGCTTTTAAAGTAGTCAATGGTGAAGGTAGAACACAGATTGGTTACAGTGACGACAACTACGGCGCTGGTGGTGTGCTTGAACTTGTTGAAGGTGTTTATCCTACATTTGTTGCTAGTACTCTAGAAGACTTTGGTGCTGGAGACACTGGTAGTATCATTTATATTGATCCTTATGTTAATCGAAATACTGCGCTTCACACAACACAAGTTTATTTTTCAAGTGCTTTTACAGGTACACTAACAGTTAAAGGCAGTTTAAGTCCAGCAGGAAGTGGGCTTACAGCAGATGACTTTACTACCATTACTACACAAAGTTACACTGCCCAATCTGACAATGTAGCTTTTAGCTGGAATGGTGTTTACAGTGCTATACAATTTGTTCGCAGTACAACAACTGGAACACTCAGTAAAGTACTGTACAGGCCATGAAACTAGTAGGGTTTGGTTGTAGTTTTACATATGGCAGTGAGTTACTTGACCCAGAACTAGAAGATAGCTGGGATCGTCATCACGAAAACACGCCCTATAGAGAACAGAATACCTGGCTGGGTAAACTAGCATCTAGACTGAATTGTAGTTCAATAAATTTAGCAGAACCCGGTGCTAGTAATTTCTGTATACAGGAAAAATTTGCTGAATATGTTCAACAAAACAATTGTGCCGATACTATAATCTGTGTTGGTTGGACAAGTCATTTACGTACAAGCTGGTGGAGCGATGAAAGACAATTCTGGGTGCATGATGGATTTATTAGAAATGAAAATGAAGACATGTTTAGTGAAAGTTTTAGAGAATGGCTTACGCTAAGTTATCTTCGTTGCGAACAGGCCACACTGAATGCCAAATTATTTGTCAACAGTGTATGTGAAAATCAAAAAATTAGATTTATACAATTTGATGCACTGCCTAATGTAAAAACACACTATAATAATTTCCATCAACAGGGCAGACACATGCAAGAAGTACTGCAAGAGGAAGGTAAAAGACTAGACAAAACATTTCTGGCAGAAGGTGGCCATCCTAACGAAGCGGGACACGAGCATTATACTAAATTGTTACACACTTGGATGAGGGCAAAAAAAATTGTATAAAAGATTTTTCGCATTTGGTTGTAGCTTTACACTATACAAGTGGCCTACCTGGGCTGACTATTTGTACGCCGGCGGTGTAGCCCACAAGTATGAAAACTGGGCATTGCCCGGCGGTAGCAATGATTTTATCTTTCATAGTCTCATGGAATGTGATGCCGCTAATAAAATTACCAGAGATGATCTTGTTGCTATAATGTGGAGCCAACCTTTTAGATTATCTGATTATTGGCATAATCGTGGCTGGGATATGCCAGGAAATGTTTACTTGTTTCAACCCAAAGATCGCATTGCACGGTATTGGAGTGATGATCAAAACACCTTAGAAAATTTAAGTTACATGTGGAGTGCTAAAAGATTATTAGATTTAATTGGATGTGATTACAATTTCTTTAGTATGGTAAAGTTTAGATTAAGAGATGACTACTCTGCTAAGTTTAGTCATGTACAAAACAGTATAGAAATTAGCATGGAAGAATTTTTAGGTTATACAGACACAGAACACAGCGATACTGATTGGAGGCAAACACTGCCAGGGGACTTTCATCCCAGTCCAATGGAACACGCAAACTTTGCTAAATCTAGAAATATTAAAATTAATTTAGATACTAGAAAAATTGATAAACTACAATCTGCTGCAGATGATTATATATTTAACAGTAAAAATCCACACAAACAAGAAATAAATGTATTTCCAGAAAAATTTCCATTAACTAGATTACCTAATATTTCTGGCAAATTTAACTCTGGAAGTGGAAGGTTAAGAGATGTCAATACAGTTCAGCCTTTCAACTGGTAACGAACATTATAAACAGAATACTCCGCAGGGTAATTTTTTAAGAGAACTGTTAAAAGTAATACCAAAACAACCTGATGTTTGGTACGCAGATACTTTTAGTTTACCTGCATTTGGACATCTAAAAAAATATTATACTGGAACTGTAATATTATATTGCTGGTGGGATCCTGCAGATGACAGGATTTTACAGCATCTTGACAGCATGGATCTGGACTTTATAATGGTTACCAGTGATACAGATCTGGCACCCAAACATGAACGTGTTAAAACAATTCAGTGGAATAAACAATATGGTTTTCACATGGAACTAATAAAAAGTAACCCATGGACACCTGCTAGTACTAGGAAAAACTTTTTATGTATGATGCGTAATCATAAACCTGAGCGTTTACTGTTCCTAGAACAACTATGGCGCAATAATTTACTGGACAGCAATTTGGTAAGTTACTTAGGTCAGGTTAATACAAAAAACATACATGGTAGAACAGCAAGACCCATATCAGACATAGTTGGAGAACAATATCAAGCAGACACGGAATTTACTTATATACCCAGTGCAGACTTTGCTGGATGGTTAACTGATAATATACCCATATTATTACCCGAAGATCATACACAAACAAATGAACATAACACTGACTTTTTTACTACAGGCAATCCTGACTGGTATAGTAGTACACAATACAGTGTAGTACTAGAAACATACTGGGCTAGAACAGAATTTCTAACAGAAAAATCATTTAAACCCATAATATCAAAGCATCCATTTATAAACCTGGGAAACGCCAGTAACAAGATATTAAAAAATCTTGGGTTCGATGTCTTTGAAGATGTATTTGGCTTGGAACACGACACACTGCCGGCACAAGAAAAAGTCCAATGTGTAATACCTAAACTAGTTAATGTTGATATAGATCCACTTCGCACTGAATACAATTATTTGATAGGACAAGATTTACTGGCTCAGGCACGATTAGAACAGAAACAACTTGCTTTACAGGTAGCAGATATATTATAATAAATGATGTATTTAAATTTATTAGACAATTCGCAATTTAAAATCATTACCAATGGTAGTAATGTTTTGCCTGATTTGCAAAAAATTTTTAAACATCTTCAACACATAGATATTCCCTTTTGCGAATGGAATAATCCATTTTATTATGAATGTAATACGCAAGAAGATAATGTAAACAAATTAATTTACTTTGCACAAATACTAGGAATAACAATTGATAAAAACAAATGTATTAGTTTCGATCAACAATATTTTAATAAACTGCATGAAACATTTGAAAAGAATTATAATGGAGATTCACGGTGGTTAGATTTTCATGAGATGATTCACATATGTGAATCGAAAAGTCAATCGAACAAATCTGTATTAACAATTCATTATAGACATCTGTCTGGCATGTTAGAGCCTCCATTTAATAAAGATATGAAAGATTATACAACACAGATTACAAGAGGTGATGTATACATAGAATGGGCGCAACTAGGAAAAACTCCATATACATACTGGGCAAACAAGGAACCCAACAATATTAATCGCCTATGTAAACTTGCAGTACCATGGATCAAATTAAAACCATTAATTAAAATATCCTTACAAGACCAAAATTTATTATATAATAAAAAAATTGATAAGTTTAACGCATGGTGGAATTTATATAAAAAAGATTGGTGTAGTCATTGGAATTTGCAAGATTGGACTATAAAAGATATGTATAATGTCGCTGTTTTTGGTAGAATAGAAAATGTAGACAGCTTAATTTTAAAACTAAAAAGTAAAATACATCCTAAAAGGATTACTTTAAAGTAATGAACTCTATTCAGCAAGCAGTGTTTAACCATTTGCCCAGACAGAAGCGTAGTCCAGCCGGCTGGTATACCTTTAATGCTGTTTGCTGTCATCACAATGGCGAAAGTCAGGATAAGAGAGGCAGGGGAGGTGTTATCACTGATGGCGAGGCTGTAACCTATCACTGCTTTAATTGTGGGTTCAAGAGTGGCTGGCGTCCCGGTAGACATATTAGTTACAAGTTTCGCAAGTTGCTTGATTGGTTAGGCGTAGAAGAGAATGAACGTCAACGCCTAGTAGTAGAAGCATTACGCATCAAAGAAACAGTTGTTCTAGAAGATGATGATGATCTAGAGCCAGAATTTACGATCGAGTTTCCTGATCGTAAACTGCCAGAGGGTTGTGTGCCATTGGCAGACGCTCCACAAGAAATACAGGATTACGCACAGGCACGGTGTATGCCGGGAGGAGAGCTACTGTGGAGTAATACTCGTCCTGGCAGGATGTATCGTCGTATTATTATACCCTGCACTTGGAATGGGCGTGTTATAGGATCAACAGCAAGAGGTATAGACGACGATACTCGCCCCAAATACTTTAACAACTATGAAGCAAACTACGTGTATGGAATAGATAGACAGGTGGCTGATGGAAAGTTTAGTGTAGTATGCGAGGGTATTATTGATGCACTAACAATAGGCGGTGTTGCCACACTTACAAATCGCTGTAACGAAACACAAGCACAGATTATTGATACACTGGGTAGGGAGATAGTACTAGTACCTGACAGAGATCGAGCTGGTCAAGCACTTATAGATGACGCACTTGAATATGGTTGGAGTGTAAGTTTTCCTGAATGGGAATCAGATGTAAAAGATATCAATGCAGCAGTTATACGTTACGGTAAACTGTACACATTAAAGAGTATTATAGACGCTAAACAAACAAGTAGGTTGAAGATAAACTTGATGAGGAAGAAACTTGGCTAGAGAATATACACCAGATTTACAAAAACTGTTTTTAGAAATGATGATGCAGGATGCACAAAACTACGTCAGAGTGCAGAACATCTTTAACGCAGAGAACTTTGATCGCAGTTTGCGTGACGCAGCAGAGTTTATCAAGG